TTTTACATTTAAATTACCAGCAGAAAATACAACTCCATTTTCAATTTGAGTATTTCCAATACTTATTGGTTGATTACTTATAAATGCATCAGTACCTTGTCCAGAAAATGTTTCATTCTTAAACCACTTAAATTGCTTATAAGTATTAGGTGTAGTATTAATTCCAGGGACTTGTAAATCTGCAAGAAAATATCCTTCAGTTGAAGCAACCGCAATACCAGCAGCATTTGCAGTATCATCATTCGGAGTAATTGTTGTAGTGAATCCAATTAATAATTCTTGACCCTCAATACGAATAGTTTCAGTATCTAATGTAACTCCTGTTCCACCGACAGAAATATTACCAGAAACAAATAAGTTATCAAATATATTAACTGCACCATCAAATCTTGCAGTATTTCCAAATGTAGAAAATCCAGTTACCTTTAAATTTGTAATAATACCAGAATTGATTGTTGCAATACCTGATACATCTAGATTATCCAATTCAAGATTTGTAAAATCTCCTGTAGTTGCACTTACAATACCATTACCAATCGTAACTGCAGTGCCAATTTTTACAGTATTATTATCACCAAGAATATCTACATTACCACCATTTATAGTAAGTGCATTGTCATCAAGATTAGTAGAAGTTCCAATACCAACTAAAGTATTAACAAAAAGACTCGCACCAATACTTACATTCTTATTAATCCCAACTCCACCATCAATTTGTACTGCACCAGTATCGGGATCACCAAGTGTATTATCATCTTCTCCCTTAAATGTTGCAAGACCTGATACATTAAGATTTTGTGTATCAATATCAAACTCACCAACAAAAGATCTTGCACTTACAACACCAGAAAATATCGCATCTCCAAGAACATCTAATTTTACCTCAGTAAGAATTCCAACAGGTCCAAGTCTAGGTTGTGTGAGACCAATACCAACTGTTCCTGTAGTATAAATTCCTCCTCCACCACCAGGAGTTCTATCTCTAAACCATCTAGGATCAATTCTTATATCAGCAATGGTGCTGTTATCAGGATTTGTAGAAATTCCAAGGAGTTGATCACTTATAATATTAAATCCTGTAAAAGAACTAACACCTACAAAATCACTATTTTCTGAAATAAAAATTGAATTAGATTGAATAGGAGTAACAGCTACCCATTTCAATCCATCAGCATCTTTCGAAAGAAAATATCCAAATTCACCACTAAATCCGTCAAAATCTAGAATATCCTCCCTAATTCTAATACTATTAGTATCAATATTAGCTGTTGCACTCTCCCCGATACCTACAGCAATTCTTCCGTCTACATTGACTACCGTGTCATTTGTAGTAAAATCAGGAATACCAAAATCCTGACTAATTCTTCTTCCTGATATGTATTGCATTTTTTAAATCAACCCTTTGCTGTTTCTAATACACTCATAGTAATCTGGAGAACACCGTTCTCATTTGAACTCACTCGAATTTCATCATCAGTTTCTAAAACTAAACGACCCGTAAGAGGACTCAAAGCATCCCTTGCAGGAATGCCCCCATTTTTTATCAGGTCAAATTGTCCACCCTCTGTTCTAAAATGAGAAAATGTTGCAAGATAAGTGGTATTTCCGGTAGATACATTTGCAATCTGTGCCGAAACAATAATACTAGCAACTCCAATTGGAGCAGTATAAATTCCAACAGTAGAGTTCGTAAGATTGTATCGTATAGTCTTAAAAGTATTAAGTGCTACTGCTGCCATTTTTTTTATCCTAGTGCGATAATTAGGGGATTTACTTTATTTATGATACTCTGATCGAAAGATCTACCAGAGATAGTTCCTGTTAGTTGATTTGCAACCAAACCATCACCAATTCTGAAGTTTCCTGCCTGATCAGTACTTGTGTAAACAACTTGACCACCTCCAACTTCTATCACTTCATTTTCTGGAATAACGACACCACCAAGAGCAGGTTTTGCAGGATTGATTGTATTACCAGATCCGACCCACTCAAATGAATGAGAAGATGTAATCTGTAAACTCACACGACTGAAGAATATCGTGGTGCCTGCACCTATAGTATTGTTCAATCTTTGATTCAGAACAATCGTAGAAATACCGACAGATGGTTTCGTTGCACTCTCAATAGAATAATAAATTGGGAACAATTCCAATTCTCCTGTTGCGGTTACTCCAACACCAGGAGGAGCATCAAATACAACTTGAGGATTATCAGTAAGACGATACTGACTTCCATCGGCAATAATATCAACTGAGGCAACTTGTCCCGATGAATTAATATTAGGAGAACCTTCGGCAGTAGCTCCTTGTGGTCCACTTGGACTATCAATCGTCACCCTTGGTGGTTTTGCATATCCAGAACCAGGATTAGTAACTTTAATTCCTTTTACAAAGTAAAAGAGTTCCCCAAAATAAAGTGCCTGACCATCATAAGGTCTTTGTTGTCCAAGACCTGATACTACAAGAATATCATTATCAATTAATGATTCCGTATTTGCAATTCCAGTGTAACGATAAATTGATTTAGAAGTTTCGTCACCAACACCCTCAGAATATAATCCAAAAGTTCCGAATGATGCATTAGAGTTCGTTAAATCACACTGACCACCAGAATTAGTATAGATTGCTATCTCATCACAAATTGTGAAGATAGATACTAACTGAGCATAAGCACCGTTCGTAATCGAAACTCCAATTCCACCCTGATTAAACTGAGTAAATGAGTCCACACTCATCGAACCAGTAACACCAATATCTTCTTGGTCTGCTGGTTCAGCATCAAATCCATTAATTCTCATTCCAATACTCTTTGGAATAAAGTTGGTACAGTTTCTTACATAAGGACCTTGTGTAATCGGTCCAACACCAGGAGAATATGGAGGTCTTACAATTCCACTAGAAACATAAGTATGTGGAAGAGTTGATGTTCCGACATTTACTGAGAAAGTATTTCCGACACCAGTAAGAACTTTAAAGTCATATCCATTTTTACCCGAAGGAAATTCTTGTGTTGTGGTTCCAATTCCTGCTCCAGAGTCACAAGAGAATAATAAGTTTCTTAAAGTAATGAATTCATTTACTTTTAAATTAGCACCAGGTGAAGTGAATGTAATAATACCACTCACATTATCATATGATGCTGTTGTTATCGCAACAGAACGATCAACAATAAATCCACCAGAAACATAGGTATGTGGAAGAGTTGATGTTCCAACATTTACAACAAAGGATTCGTCAGCATTTACTCTATCAACATAAAACTCATTTCCATATTTACCGGAAGGGAAGAATTGAGTAGTAGTTCCAACTCCTGCTCCAGAGTCACAAGAGAATATTAAATCACGAATCTCAAATCTATCTCCTTTAACTACAGAAATTCCTGGTGCCTCAAGATAAAGATTACCTGTTCTCTCATTATATAATGCACTTGTAACTCCAATGGTTCCAGTAAAACCAGACCCACCATTTCCTGGATAGTTAGTTGTTAATCCAGTTGTTGACGGATTTCCATCAATACCATTCTGAATAATGTTAGTTACAATTCCTACACAAGTATAAACTGCAGAGATCACATTAGAACATGAAGGAATTGCATTATTAAATCCAGTAAAGGGATCAGGTTGAATCGATAAATCTCTTAATTGTAAAAATTCTGATTGATGATTTTGATGCTTCTCTACCGTTCCCCCAGTATCATAACTATGATCAATTGTAGATATTCCAACAACTACCTCAAAAGTATTAACACCGACAACATTTTTTACAGGGAAAATAGATCCATATTTTCCGTCAGGGAATATTGTAGTTGTAATTCCAGATCCACCAGGACAAGTAAATGCTAATCCTACTAATTTAACTGGATCATCTTTTAAAAGACCATGAGAAACAGATGTTACAGTTAAAATTCCAGTAGTCTTACCATACTGAGCCCCAGTTACATTTGTAGTAGATCCAGCACCAGTTGCACCCCAAGTTGCATTATTAATTACTGCTCTTGCTATTTGTCTAGAATAATTGAATGCATCAATTGTAGTAGAACCAAATCCAACAATATGATCTAAGTTTCCATTAATATCAAAATACTTTTTACCTGCATCAATACACTTAGAATTTCCACCTCTTGTTATATCATGACAAATTGCACGATAAACATCTTTAATATCATCGGCACAATTAGTTGAGTCAATACTAATTGCAGGATTTTTATAATCTGTACTTGTAATATATCCTACCGTTTCATTCGCAATATAATCTAAATTATAACGAATCATTCTTGCAGCATCAAAAAATCTATCTGATGTTACACCAACTAATGGTTCAAAAGAAAGCACTGCTGCTCCATCGGTCATATCACGACCATCATCCAATCTAAAACTCATGTCAGTGACATGAACACTATTGTTTACATAAAATAAATCTCTATCAACGTTCTTTGGTGTTACGATACAGTTACGAAGTTCTGTTCCCTCTAATGAAACACTCCTATCAAGAATGATTGGATTATCTTCGACATAGATACCAGGATAAACTTTAATTGTGTCACCAGGAAGTGAAATTGCAGCAGCACCTTTAATAGTTGCCTTTGAATCAATCTCATTCAATCCACTATTTTCATCATTACCAGTAGCGGTAACAAAAATAGTTTTTCCTAAAACAGAACCAGCACCTACCTCAATAACACGAGTACTAATTCCTAACTTACCTTGATCTTGCTTTAAGAATACTCTTCCATCAAAAGTATTCAGACCTAATTCAGCAAAAAGCAAGTCATTATTAAGTGGTTTTTTTGCTGGAACTGCAGACCTTCTGATTCTAATGGGTGTTGCCATCTATTCTATTCCAGATTCTTTACATTTTCTCTTCAAATTATTTATAATAAATTCAAGAGACCTTATTTGTTCTTGATCCATATCGATAAAGGTTTACTGCTGGTTCTGGTTTCATCCACTTCTTAATTTTTTCATACCTATCAACATTAAAAAACTCCTGCGAAAGATACCACTCTTCCATAGGAGAATATGCTTTATCTTGATTGCAATCATGGCAGGCACATAAAAGATTTTTTGTAAAATCTGGTCCACCCTTTGCCTTTGGAACAATATGGTCTATCGTAAGATTATCTTGCGATCCACAATAGGCACACTCATAACCCCATTCTTCCTTTATCTTTGACCTCCATAACCTTTTTGCTTCTGCAGAACTTGTTGTTTGGAGGTTGAAGACATAGGCTTGAGGAGAATTGTAGAGAGGCATAAAAGATTGCGTCTTACGATTATTTAGATAAACTCACCCATATCATAGATATACATTCTTCCCATCATAATCCAATATGAAGTGAACATATCCTCAAAATGTTCCGCAAAAAATCTAAACTTCTCATCAATAAGTTTACGACCTAATACTTGGAAGTGTGCCTTTGATAATGCAAAAAATTCTTCGAGTGCTTCTTCATCTCCTTGCTTAAATCCACGAACATATAAATCCCGTGCAGTATTCATAATCTCATGACATTCTTCTGGAAGTATAACCTTCGTTCTTCCATCAGGTAATGGCAATACCTTATTCTTAATTGTTCCCATAGAGAGTTTCATACACTCTCGACTCTGTTCGACAGACAATGCTCTCTCATCACCATCTCTAAATGCATGTTGCACACATCCATTCGTGCATTCCACAACACGAATAAGTGCAGTCGCATCTAATACTTCTTGAGATTGAGAACTCCAAATGTCCTTCCAATACTTATAATACTGTTGATTAACTTCCATAATATTCACTCATTTGTTTCTAACAGTTCCAATGACCCATGATCTCATGCCAAATGGATGATTAATTGCAACCGTTCCATCAGTTGCTCTACTAACAGGCCCGTTGATATCAGCAATTAAGAGCTGAGCCAATGTTGCTGCCCAATCTGGCACCAATAAACAGAATCCAATACCACAGTTGAATACATTACGCATCTCCTCCTCAGCAATATCTCCTGCCTCCTGAATCTTGTTAAAGAGTTCTGGTCGTTCCCAAGCAGACCAATCAATATCGACAGTCAGATGCTCTGGAAGGCATCGTGGGAGGTTCTCAGGCAGTCCTCCACCTGTGATGTGTGCCATACCTGAGATGGGAACTTGTTCCAACAACAGATTCCGAATCAGACGGGCATAGATGGTAGTGGGTCTCAGCAACTCGGGCATCTCTTTATAGTAAATATAATTTCTCCACAGCATATCATTGACAAGAGTATATCCATTACTATGAAGTCCACTACTCTCAATACCAATGACTACATCACCTTCTCCGATATTACTGCCGTCAACAATCTCATTCTTCTCTACAATACCAGTGCAGAAACCAGCAAGGTCATAGTCATTTGCTCTATAATGCTCTGCAGTTTCTCCACCTAGCAATTCCATTCCTGCCATAGCACAACCAGTGGCAATTCCATTTACAATGTCAGTGACATTATCATCGAGTTTCTTAGTAGAGATATAATCTAAAAAATATAATGGTTTAGCACCAGAACATATAACGTCATTGACGCACATAGCAACGAGATCCTGACCAATAGAGGTGTAATCATTAGCAATCCTACAGATATTAATTTTAGTTCCAACACCATCAGCACCAGATACCAACACAGGTTTCTCATATCCTGATGGGATCTCCATCATTCCACTGAACCCACCAATATTAGGTGCTAATGCTTTGATATAATCTACAAAAGATCTACCTTTGATAATGTCAACACCAGAAGTTTTGTAATCCATTAGTAAATCTCTCCTTTAGATAATTGTTTGCGATATCGAGACATGACATCACGCGAGTATTTTTCTGCTTTAATCTTACTAAAACCTGCTAGTTTCCATACGATGTAATCCATTGTTGGGACACACATAGGATTCCAACCTACAAACCCATGTGTCTCACCAGAATTCATAACCCAACAAGGAGCATCATCATTCTCAAGGTCTAATGACTCACGATATGCTTCATCACCGAGTAAAACAACTGCTCTCTCTGCTTCATTTAAACTCTTGAAACAATCAAAGCAATTCTTTCTAATCTCATCAGGGACGTGGTGTTTCATTTTCAGTTTTCTAAAAATTTGTCAAGAGGATTAAATTTTGCAATTCTATTTTCTGCTACTACACAATAGGTCTCACTCATATCAATACCAATATATTTTCTACCCAATTTGTTTGCTATAAATGTAGTTGTTCCTGCTCCATTGAAGGGATCAAGGACAACATCATCTTTGTAAGAAAACAATTTTAAACAACGTTCTACCAATTCTTCTGGAAACATTGCTGGATGTCCATACTCTTTCATCTTTGTTTCTGGTGCCATTGACCAGTGTCCATTAACATACTTAATGAACTCATCTTTAGTAATGTCAATCTTCTCTTTGTCTCCATGATGTTTCAAAGTATCTTTACTATACACCTCAATAAATTCAAATGGATATGAAAGATAAGGACATGATGGTGACTTCCAACTACCCCAAGCAGTTAGTTTTCTAATATTATTTTTCAACCAAATGATCTCACCTCGCCAGATCATACCTTCAGAAATCATTCTTTCAGTAATTTTATGATGAGTAGGTGAGTATTGTTTATAATTTGGTTGAATATTAATAATTAACCTACCACCAGACTTTAGAACACGTTTACACTCAACAAATACTTCCATGATCTGATCAAAGTATTCATCTGCATCACCACTATCATCATGAGTATCGTACTCCATACCATAATTGTATGGAGGAGATGTTAAAACAATATCAACAGATTCCTCATCCATCTCTTTCAATGCAATGAGAGAATCTGAACAGATAATTTTATTCATACAATTTTGAGTCCGTTTTTTCCGTTAATGTAGTAGATAATTCTATATGGAATGTGTTCCTTACCATAGTTAGGTGTCTTCTTGTAAGTGTTTGGTTTGATTGACACTGGTTCATCGACAATGAAACCATCAATACCTTTTGATTCTTCTTCTACGTTAGCAAGACGGTAGGGTTGACCATCAGCACATAATTTTAACACGTCAAGTTGAATCTGTAAACCCGAATGAGTCTTATTAATGATAAGATCTTTGGTCCATGCACGAACATCATCTTTAGTGAGTAGATCAAGGTTCTCTTTCATATCGAGAACACATTCCCAGATCTTTTCTGATGCAGCATCAATCTTGTCGTCACCATCATAGAACTTCTCCCAGTCATCAACTTTGTGACTGTCACACTCATCTCTAAACTGCTGAATCAGTTCACTCATCTGACCTACATGTTTAGGTCTGGTAGATTGAGAAAAACTGTTAGCAAGGTTGATGACGGATCCTATGTATTTTAGAAGTGCCACTCGGTTTGATTTCGTATGAACCTATTATAAGGCAGATTGAGACGAATCAGTGATAGAATGGACAGTTCCTCAATTGGTTTCATTAGTTGTCTTCCATTAGTATAGCATACGATTAATACTTTCCAAAGATTTTCTCATATTTTCACGACCTACTGGATTGTCTGTATGAAATGTGATGATTGGAAAGTCGTCTTTAGTATATTCACCAGAGAAAACTGCCTCTTCTAACCAACACATAAAGTCATATCCAGTATGATCTGGATCTGTATCTCCAAGGTCGTGATCTAAAGAGATATGAGTAGGATTTTCAGTTGCTGTTAAGAACATCATATCCTTTACAGTTGATACGAGAGTCCAACCTTCTGGTGGTGTTCTTACATCATCAAGGTAGAGTTTCATTGAATTGCTAAAGGTTGTAGTCGGTCAAGAATCTCTCGATAAGCAGGAACGATGTCACCTTCATCGTTTCTGAATAGATCTTTATCAAATCTTTCCTCACCACCAATCTTCCACAATCTCATACTATCAGGACTAATCTCATCAGCAAGATACAAATCACCATGAGCATCATAACCATACTCAATCTTGAAGTCAACCAAATCAATGCCCATGATGTAAAACATCTGCCGAAGGTAATCATTGATTCGTAGTGTCATCTCAATGAAAGGTTCTGGATCGTATCCCATCAGACGTACACGATCTTTTGTGAGTAGAGGATCATGCTTACTATCATCCTTCAGAAAGAACTCAACAATAGGATGTGGTAGTGAGTAACCTTCTTGGAGAGTTGTCTCACGAACAATAGATCCAGCAGCACGATTACGACAGATAACTTCCAGTGGAACGATCTCTACCTTTCTACAGATCATCTTATTAGCTCCAACCATATTAATGTAATGAGTTGGGATATGTTCTTTGGCAAGTGTCTCAAAGATAAGAGCAGAGATACTACAGCAGAGAGATCCTTTACCCAATGGATGATCAACCATCTCGCCATTACCAGCAGTTACCTTATCATGGTACTCAATGATGACACGATCAGCATCATCACCCTGATAAACAGTTTTGACCTTGCCTTCTATAATTACTTCCATAAAAAAGAGGGTTTCTAACCCTCGTATTATACCATAGATTATTTGTTGGGTCTAGGTGGTGGTGTAACACTTAACACGTTGTCTTTGATGTGTTAAAGATATGAGATTTCTTTAACACATTGTCTTTGATGTGTTAAGTTTAAAAGTTACAGAGCATTTCCGCGAGGTAGAACCTCCTCTGGAAAAATAAAATTCTCATGTGGTTGATCAGCAGGTGCTAACCATGCTCTCAATCCTTCGTTAAGAAGTATGTTCTTTGTATAGAACGTCTCAAATTCAGGATCTTCTGCTGCTCTGATCTCTTGACTCACAAAATCATAAGCACGAAGATTAAGAGCAAGCCCAATAATGCCAATAGAGGAGACCCAAAGACCCATAACAGGCACAAACAACATGAAAAAATGAAGCCACCGCTTGTTAGAAAACGCAACACCGAAGATCTGCGACCAGAAGCGGTTTGCAGTGACCATAGAATAAGTCTCTTCTTCCTGTGTCGAATCAAACGCCTTAAAGGTGTTTGCTTGTTCTCCATCTTCATACAATGTGTTCTCTACAGTTACACCATGGATAGCACTGAGCAGTGCTCCACCCAGTATACCAGCAACTCCCATCATATGGAAGGGGTTGAGCGTCCAGTTATGAAAGCCCTGGAGGAAGAGAAGGAACCTGAAAATCGCCGCAACACCGAAACTCGGCGCAAAGAACCAAGATGACTGTCCCAAAGGATAGATGAGGAATACAGACACGAATACAGCAATAGGACCAGAAAAAGCAATCGCATTGTAGGGACGGATTCCGATAAGACGTGATAGTTCAAACTGACGAAGCATGAAACCTATAAGTGCAAAGGCACCGTGGAGAGCAACAAAGGCCCAAAGCCCTCCAAGTTGGAGCCACCGCTGAAAGTCCCCCTGAGACTCAGGACCCCAAAGTAGAAGAAGAGAATGACCCATAGCATCAGCAGGCGTTGACACAGCCGCTGTAAGGAAATTAGCACCCTCAAGATAGGAACTTGCCAACCCGTGGGTGTACCACGACGTAACGAAAGTTGTGCCAGTAAGCCAGCCACCAATTGACAAATAAGCAGTGGGAAGAAGTAGTAGTCCAGACCAGCCCACAAAGACAAAACGATCCCGTTTAAGCCAGTCATCCAAGATGTCAAACCATCCCCTCCCTGATTGTTGTAATGTTGAAGTAGTCATAACTCCGTAATAAACTTATGATATTTAGTTTACACTTCTTTACAATTGGTGTCAATAAGAAGTTATACCTACTTTTTGTTTTCGATAGAGTTGAGGCCAGGTGTCCCGAATAATCTCTGCCAGTTTATCGGGTGTAGATGAACTAATCACAGACCCTTAACAGAGTTCCAGTCTTGCTGAAACTGCTCCAGACCTTGATCCGTTAGAACATGATTATACATTCCCCAGAATACTTTTGGAGGGATAGTGCAAATGTTCGCACCAGCATCAAAACATCTTCCTACCTGATGAACATCACGAACTGATGCGGCAAGAACTTGAGTCGTGCTGAAGTGACGATCATAAACACCGGCAATTGCCTGGACAAGTGCGACCCCAGAAACAGAGTTATCATTTAGTCTCCCCACAAAAGGAGAAACATATGCGGCACCTGCACGACGAGCAAGGATTGCCTGTGCTACAGAGAAGATAAGAGTTACATTAACTTTCTTTCCAACGGTAGCAAGTGCAGTACATGCCTTCAGTCCTTCTACAGTGCAAGGAACTTTGATTGTAACATTCCATAGTCCTTCAAATTCCATTGCCTGATCAATCATCTCCTCGGCAGTATCAGCAACAACTTCTGCTGATACGGATTCAAATTGATTACTCATAGAAGAAATCTCTTTGATAACTTCCACAGGATCACGACCACTTCTTTTTATCAAAGTAGGATTGGTTGTGATTCCTTCAATCATTCCTGTTGTATTTGCCTTGCTGATTTCATCGATATCAGCAGTATCTAAAAATATTTTCATTAGTTAACGTGAATAGTTCCTGTCATTCCGGCACCCTGATGAGGAGCACAGAAAAAAGTATAATCTCCGGCATCGGCAAAAACAATGTCTTGTGATTCTCCAGGATTAAACATTAGTGATTCTCTTGAGAGATCAGCACGTCCCTCAACAATAATGTTGTGGGGTGGAAGCATACCATTCACAAAATGAACGGTATCTCCAGCATTAATTGTAACATCTGATGGGTCAAAAATCAAGTTTCCACCAGAACCCATTGTAACATCAATTGCCCATGCGGGTGCGGCAAGAAAGAGTGTAGCAAGAAATGCAAAAAGAAATTTCATTGAATATTTGCAAGTACTCTATCTATCACATTCTTATGTCTGGGTACTTTGGATGTGTTATGAATCCCTGATTAGAAAATTCATTATCATTCCAATGTCTTACTGCATTTGAAACGATTGCAATATTAGTAATAAGGTATGTAAGAAAAACAAATGTTCGGATGATCGCAACAACATCAGATTCTTTATCATTATCTGATGCTTTCTGTCCAAGTGCTTTACACCACAATCTCCAAAATAATTTACTCTTTTTCTTTTTACTCATATTCGACCATTAAAAAAGGACTCATCCGGAGTCCTTATTACATTAATATTTAGTTTTTATATCAATCAAGACCCATTGCAGCATAATGTTCGGGGAATGCTTCAGCAGTGACTTCAATATCATTTTGCTGAAGCCATACTGCTTCTTTGATTAACTGAATCCGTTGAGATGCTGCACGACGACGAACCTCATTACGTGCTGCTTCACGAAACTCACCAGCACCAAGAGGAACACTGAAACCAGCAGTTACACCAGTAGCATTACGACTTGTACCACTCCCATATCCAGCATTGTCATCATTGGAATAGAAAGCACCAACTTGGAAACCAGGCAAAGGAACTACAATATCACCAATACCACCACTACCAGCATTCCCAACAGGAAGAGGTGCTACTGCTGCTTCCGGAAGTTCAACATAGGTGTTGGTGCTACGGTTTGAAGCATCAACAAATGTTCCTTGAGAGTTTCCGTTATTAGCAGAGGTTTGAGACTGACTGGAGGAAGCCTGTTGAGATTGATCTTGTCCTTGGTCAGAGGTAGCTTGTTGTGCTTGACCTTGGAGTTGACCTTGACCCTGCAACTGTCCTTGACCTTGAAGTTGACCTTGACTATTGCTGTTGGTATTATCAGCACTATTACGATTACGATTGCTGTTGTCAGCAGTGTTGCTATTAAAGTTGTCGTTCTTATTGCGATTTCGATTGGTATTATCGCTACTATTATCAATGGAGTTACGATTGGTATTTTCTACTTTATTGCGATTAGTATTTTCTACATCGTTGCCATTTTTAATGGTTTGACCAGATGCAAAAACAGGAGTGGTTAGAGTTCCGAGGATTGCAAGAGTAGACAAAAATACTTTGGTTTTCATTTAATTTTTCTGAGAAGTGCCTGAACTTGTGTTCGAGATCATTATAAGGCATTACGGGTGAGGTGTCAAGTGCTTTCCACAAAAAAAGGACTCTTGAGGAGTCCTTAATATATTAATATTTGAATAAGACCATATGCATCATTCCCTAAGAACTTCCCGACATATACGTTTGCATGATGACTGATTATCATCACACTCAATTAGACAATTATAATAATCATTGATTAGATCCGATTCCTCTATACTTCTGTCTAGAGTTTTACCGAACCTTTTAAAACTTTCTTTCCATCCTGCTAATTGATTATAGGATATTAGATTATGCACAATAACCTCCACGAATAAAATTTACTCATAATAAAAATCGACTTAGTTACACTTTGCTCAACTCTCCAATTCTACCACTATATAGATGATTTGTGTGTAAATCAATACAATTAGGAAACAAAAATTTATGCCTACGAATTTATACTTACACATAAAAAAAGAGACCCGAAGGTCTCTTTCTTGTTATTCAGTTTTTACTTTATCAATCTTTCCCAAATCCCTTTAATTTATTTGATTTTATTGGAATACATTCAATTGCCTTTAAACAATATCCATATTGAGCATAAATTTTATCTGCAACATCATCAGGAGACTTACCAACCCAAGGTACAGAAGTAACTTCATTTACAATTTTGAGTTGCTTTGATAAATCGGGAGGATTAATACATTTATTTAATTCCCAATCAAATTCAACAGATTTCAATAACCATTTCATAAGATAACACAATGTTCTTGTAGATATTCTATCATACTTTGGAGAGTTTGGGTGTTGTCTCCCAACAGACCCAGTGTTCTATTGCAACTATAGCAAAGAAGTCCCCTGACTTTACCCGTTTCATGGTCGTGGTCTACAACAAATACATCAGCACCTCCACCTCTACCAGATTTTCTACCTCCTGGTTCAGTAGTTCCACAAGTCATACATTTGTTATTTTGGTTTTCCAACATTTCATTATACTCATTAAGTGAGATACCATAACACCGTCTCAAGTTTTTATCCCTACCCTTTTCGGGAGTATAATCCTTTTGTTTTGCCTTAATGAAACAAGATTTACACTTTCCATGATAATAGGTTTTATCAGGAAACTCCTTACTCTTAAATTGTGTTGGATAATAATCCGAAAGTGGTTTTGCTTCACCACAGACCTTACATGTTTTCATAGTTTGATTATTTAACATTAAACTTATTATGCCATAAGTTTAACTATTTAGTCAAGTAGTCATAAAAAAAGAGACCCGTGAAGGTCTCTTTCTTGTTATTCAGTTTTTCTAACTAACTCAACCGATAGAAGGAGCAGTAAGTGCAACAGGAGTTGACTCAGCAGCAGCAAGATCCAAAGGAAAGTTATGGGCGTTCCTTTCATGTATCACTTCTAAACCAAGACCGGCACGGTTCAATACGTCTGCCCATGTGTTCAGGACGCGGCCCTGACCATCAAGGATGGACTGATTAAAGTTAAACCCGTTGAGATTGAATGCCATCGTGGATACACCAAGTGCGGTGAACCAGATACCAACAACGGGCCATGCAGCAAGGAAGAAGTGCAAGGAACGTGAGTTGTTGAACGAAGCATATTGGAAGATCAAACGACCGAAGTAACCATGGGCTGCGACGATGTTATAGGTCTCTTCTTCTTGACCGAACTTATAACCATAGTTCTGTGACTCAGTTTCAGTCGTCTCACGGACGAGTGAAGATGTAACCAGACTTCCGTGCATAGCAGAGAAAAGAGATCCACCGAATACCCCAGCAACACCGAGCATGTGGAACGGGTGCATAAGGATATTGTGTTCTGCCTGGAATACAAGCATGTAGTTAAAAGTACCAGAGATACCAAGAGGCATAGCATCGGAGAAAGAACCTTGACCGAAAGGATAGACGAGGAATACTGCACTCGCAGCAGCGACTGGAGCAGAATATGCCACACAGATCCATGGACGCATACCTAAACGATATGAGAGTTCCCATTCACGTCCCATATAAGCATAGATGCCGATAAGGAAGTGAAAGACTACCAGTTGGAAAGGACCACCGTTGTACAACCACTCATCGAGTGATGCTGCTTCCCAGATTGGGTAGAAGTGGAGACCGATTGCGTTTGAACTTGGGACAACTGCACCAGAAATGATGTTGTTGCCATACATGAGTGAACCTGCTACGGGTTCACGAATACCGTCAATATCGACGGGTGGTGCTGCGATGAATGCAACGATGAAGCAAGTAGTTGCTGCCAACAGTGTTGGAATCATCAGTACACCGAACCAACCAACATACAAACGGTTGTTAGTTGATGTCACCCACTCACAGAAATTCTGCCATGGAGATGTAGATTGTTGCCTTGAAAGAGTTGTTGCCATTGTTTTGAACGAAAAAGTAAGACCATCAGGGAATGGTGGAGTTACTATTTCCTAGACACCCTAAGTCTAGGATATGAAAGACGTGTTTAGACACCCTAGAGGTCTTGGTTTGAGGGGTGTTAAGAACAGTTAAGAAATGTGTTGATTTCTTAACTTGCTGACTTATTTAGTATACTACGGTTTCCCATCTCTGTCAACCCCCCCGTGTTGGGAGTGTTTTGAGGTGGTTTCCCGAAGACCCGTCTATCATACAGGTCTTTGAAAATTCCGTCAAGCCCTAGTATCGATACTCTTGAATCCGATCCAACACCTTATTGAGATACTTGTGTGCCAAGTCCTTTTCTTTCTGCCAAACTGATTTCGATTCTGTATCAACTTCATTCTTAAGTTTAAGAACATGGCATATCAGTTCATCCTTATTCAATTGATTCTTTGGCATATAATAAAAAAAGACTCTACTCAGTATATAGAGTAAAGTCCTTTTTGTCTGTTATTGAATTGGGTTTTGTGCTGGTATCAACATACCACCACCCATATCATCGTCATCATCAATATCTTCTGTAAATACGGAATGAATTATAAAAGCACCCAACATAAAGGTTGCTAATATCATCATTTTACCATACTCCAGGGATAATGTCGCCAGTAAGGGCATATGATCCCATTGCGGCAATGACACCAATCATTGCTGCCCAACCATTAATACGTTCTGCTCTTTCGTTCATTGTTCTTGCTCCTGTGTTTTGTTGTAAATAATGACTCTACCATTTTCATGAGTGAATACTAATTCATCATCATGTGCCCAGCAGAGTTCTTCGTATAGGGCATTTAGTCTCTCCATATCATCATAGAGTTGATTTGGATTAAACATTCTTTACTGGTTCATATGGATGTTGAGGTTTGTGCTCTCTATCCATAGGTTTAGAAGACTCAAAAGGATCTCTTGAGAGATTTTTGATAACAATAAATGCCTCTTTGTTACACTTACGAGTTCCAATAGGTGATTGCCATTTCTTGTTATACACTTCACCTACATCAATACCAGAAACTTGAGTTCCTGCCATTTCAACTACAATATCATCACCTTCTTCCCACCCATATTTTTGGGCAAGAGAAGCAACTTGTTCATAAACAGATGGAGTGTCCATTACTCGATCTTCTGGTTCAAGACTTCCGTGCATCAGTAGAGGTTTTCTTCTTGTTCAGTTTCAAGTATAACATCAGAAGTTGGATATGCAACACAAGTGAGCACAAATCCTTCTTCCATTTGATCATCATCCAAGAATGATTGATCACTTTGATCTACTGTACCCGATACAATCTTACCTGCACAAGAAGAGCAAGCACCGGCACGGCAAGAGTAGTTTAAATCAACTCCACCTTCCTCTGCTGCATCAAGGATGTATTGATCATCTTCGCAAGTGACAGTGGTTTCAGCACCATCTGGAGTGCGGAGAGTAATATTAAAAGACATTAGTAAGTTTCAGATAATTTTTCGATGGAATATGCCAACAATACGAAGAAGGCAATACTGGTCATTGTAAACAAGATTTGATACATTGTCAAGTGCTCAGAAACCGAAAAGTCCAAAAAAGAACACACTACCAGTCGTGGCATAAGAAATCAGGGCAGCAGCAAATCCAATCATTGCCGTGCGACCATTGAGTTTCTCTGCACGTTCTGCATGTGTCTCAAGACCATATGCCTCAGTATAAGAGGGATCAACATACATGCGGGGTTCGGTAGCCCACATGTTTGTGCGTCCACCGTCTTCGGTTGTTACAGTCATTTGAGTTTTGTTAAGAAACATTACAATATTATATAGGAAACATAAAGTCTTGTCAACCTTTTATTGGGTATTTGGAGAATGTTCACTAATTCTATTCAGGTATGGATCATATGTCATAAATTGGTCCAAAGACATTTCACATCCATTAGTTTTCCAAAAATTTTCCAAGGCATTATAACTTCCTCTATGGTAAATGTCAATATGTTCTGGATGAATAGCAGATCCTAAATCAAGACGATATAAGAAAATAGGAATTGAATATGTGACTCCAGATCCAAAAACAGTATCTTCAGAAACTGCACGAGGTTTGATACCATTATCCAATTTAAATTTATCACCACGCACATGGTTCTTGACAATTTTAGATGCATGATGTCTTGTAATCAAATATGCCGCAGCAGAAAAATCATTAATAAAATAATGATGAAGACAAACATGAATATTTCCAGTACAAATAGTAGTCAATTGAACACAGTCCCAATTGTATGGAAGTTTTGCTACAAAATCTTTCCAATTAAAATTCCAGTACTTTACAATATCTAAAACAACATCATCCTCAAAGATGAGGCAATATTCATCATCAGTTTCTTGATAAAAATGTTTAATTGCTTTCAAATGAGACAAACAACATCCCAATTCATTTGTTGATACATTATCTGGGGCAATTCCTGTAATATGCTCACACACATCATCAGTCCTTCCATCATATCCAGAAATACGAGTATGATTTTTAATCTGCCAGTACTCAAACTGTTCCTCCATATACTCACGACGATGAGCATCTGCATCCAGATTTAACCAATAAATTGCAGGAAGTCCTTTAATTTTAAATACTGATTTATTTTTATCCATTTTTCTTAATCCAATCTAGAACTTTTATACTATAATTCCAACCAAACCATTCCTTTACTTTGTCAATATTTGCCGTTGAATGCATGACTTCACCAGATCTTTCAGGTATTTTAATTTGATAATCTGACATCAAATCAGCAATCTCTTGAATTTCAGTTCTAGTTCCAGTACCAATATTAAATACTTCACCATAAACATCAATATTTTTTTGTGATGCAAGGATATTTGCATAAACCACATCAGAAACATACACAAAGTCTCTGGTCTGATATCCCGGATCAATAACTGTTAGTGGTTCTTTATTATCTTTCTGCCTTTTAAAGATAGACATTACGGGAGCATATTGACCCGTCTTATGCTGACCTTCACCATAAACATTAAAATACCTAAAGATTACTGTCTTAAGTCCATACAAATCATAGTACATCTTACACAATTGCTCACCCGAATACTTAGAAATAGAATAAGTATTCAGACATTGTACCTGATTTGTCTCATAGTTGGGATTAAACATAGAATTTCCATATATTGCAGAAGTAGATGAGAATATAAACTTATTAATATTATGAACTCTTGCGCACTCAAGTACATTCATAGTAGACAAAACATTATTTGCCATACTTTCATTGGGTTTTTCTACGCAATACGGAATTGAAACTTCCGATGCCATATGAAAAACATTATTAACACTTTCAAATAAATGAATATATTTTGCATAATTTTCTGAAAGATCTTGAAGATAATATATTACTTTTGGATTTGGATTGGAAGGATGCACCTTATCCAAAACAATAACCTCATGCCCAATTTCAACTAAACGATTTGCAAGATTGGAACCAATAAATCCACATCCACCTGTAATTAATGATTTCATATCAATTTTGCTCCGGAATCACTCAAACTATAAATTGGACTATCATCAGAAGTATAACCCTGACCAATAAAATTGTCAACGTTTCTTCCCACATTTATCCAGTCAGTCTCCTTAAGACCATGAATAATACAATCATTTTGTGCAATTGGCCAAACAACATCTTTGAGGAATACTTGATCTACCGCATATTGATGATGCTCAGAATACTTTTTCATAAGATCATACACTCTATCATCCAACATTCCCTTCATTCCCCACATACCACCCATCATTGGCCAATCATAATGTCTCTCATGATCTCTAATAATTGAAAACTTTTTATCACTTTCTAACCATTCATCTAGACACCTAACTTCTCTCTCAGTAATTCTGGAGTCAGAATCTCTAGAAATACAGATATTATCATTACTCTCAAACATAGAATAAAATCTCCAAAACATACCATAAGTGCCATCACAATTAAGTTCAGCAACTTCAACATTATCCATATCATACAACTGTTGCTGATATTCAATAGGAACAGTCTGATCGACAAAAATTCTACATTTCCAATCTGGCATTAACTTCTTAGCCAATTGTGCATTCTTAATGGCACCCATACAATACTGAGATTTTGAACCCCAGACGCTAATTGAAATAATTTTATTCATCAGTTTTTAGTAATTTTATATAAAGATTTCATTCTATCAGGAGAAATATGATGATATGTAACTACATTATTCACATCTTCATCACCTTTTCCGTAAAAGTCTGGTGGTTGTGAGTTAAATAATTCGGAATTAACTAGAGGAACATTGTTTCTACTAAAGATTACTCCCACAGTAACATCATCATGAATAGTACCACAATCTTCAAATTCAATATTCATTAATAATTTACTTGGAATCAACATACCACCACCAGTAGAATGATATGTATAATCATGATCTAATATGAGGTTTTTCCATATTGGATTATCTGGATTATTCTGTGGGGTTAATAAGTCACCATAAACAGAATCGTCATCAATTCCATCAATATACTCATGAAGTTTTTTAATATTGACAAATGTATCATCATCGACTACACATATCCAATCATAACACTCCAAGACATTCTTATCTGAAAGATAAATGTTTTTTAAATTATTAAGAGTCCAAATAGTTTTTTGGAGGCAACCAAAGTAGGAAGAATCTGTGCTCGACAAAATCACATTCTTTTCCATATCCCCATGATCGGAATAAAATATAAAATCATCAATACCACTTAACCATGTATCCAAAATAGTATCAATTCTATTTTGATATTTTTCTGTCGTTTTTATACAAAAAAGAATTTTATTTTTCATTTAAAATAATTTGATAGTTGTTCTCTATCACCTTTAATATGAGATATTGCAATTCTCATATCGTTATCAAGTCTATTCCATAAAATATTCATCTCTCTGCTAGCTTGTTCTTTATTATAATTTGTTCCTGAAGGATGATTCACAGTATGACCATAATCCCTAATAACAGGTCTACCAGAAATAAATGAAAGAGCACATAAAGTAAGATCAATACCCCATCCCATTTTTTGATCAGTCATATCAATTTTACGATCCTTAAATGCATTAATAATATCCTTGTGAATAAACCAACAAGTACAGTCAGGATCAGCGACCATCTTAATATTTGGGTAAGATGATTGTAATGATTGAATATCAGTATTTTCCGAAGTATACCAAGTATAATCTACGTTCGGTGCGTAAATTCCCCACTCATATTCATCATAATATTTTTTAGCATCTTCAATTAATTCAGACAACCTTTCATAACTAGCATCTCCCTGAATATGAAATAAAATGTCCCCATCAAATAATTCCAAAGCTTTAAGGAACTGATCGGTATAATAACATTCATCCCCAATGTTTATCCAATCATCCTTTTCATTAGTATCATCACTATTAATTACAGTGACGTTATCAAATATTTTTTTAAGTTGTGATTCCTTTTCACAAGTTTTTTCAAACTGCCGTTTCCAGTTAAAGATGAAGGGGTGAATTTTCATTTCAATTTTTGCAAAATTTTATTCCACTGAGTGTATATATAATCTCTTCTAAAGTCTCTATTATCATTATCAAAAGTACCAGGAGTCTTTGTCATAGACACTAATTCTTCAAAATTATCAAAATGTCTTATAGCTGGCATCCATTCATTGTCATAGTAATCACATAGATTTAAAAAATTATCAATCGTTTTTTCGGAAAGAAAATCATTGGGATCCAAATCAGAGTATTTTGGTTTCAATGAAGATTTATTCCCCATAGAACATAATCTATTAAATGACATTTCATGAAGAATACTATTTTGCCCCAAATCCAAATATTCAAAATATAGTTCTTTCATCAACTCTTTACTAGGAAAAATCATAGGAAATCCTGCAGTATATTGTTCAAATATTGACATAGTTGAATTGCAATAAGGAAACTCAACCAATCCAGCATATTGATAAAATTCTTTCCAGGAATATCCAGAATTTAATTTAGATTTTTTGTGAAAGACATTTATTCCATCTATATCAAATTCTAATCTACTATTCAATAACCATTCACTATACCTATTATCATAATTAGAATTAGTATATTCACATAAACTGGGAATATACTTAACATCAACATCAATCCAATTTCTCACATAAGATTTATCATACTTATTATTAGATATCAAAATAACATTTTTTGATTCTGTCAGATATTCATTTAACCATTTCCATTTTTCTGGTGATGAGGTAAAAGGATATTCATATCTAATAGGAATCTGAACTATAATTGGTTTATTAAATTTTTCATATAAAAGAGCAAATGGAGTTGGATATGTAACTATAAATCCATCATAATGATCCAATTCATGTTTATATCTTTCATAAAATTTATCACACATCTCCTGATCCAATCCTCTCCAAAGATTTCCGCCAATAATATCAACATTCTTCGAAGATTCATTAAAAATCCAAGTATGGCCAGATAAACTCCAACTGACTACATCATGACCAAGATTTGAAAAAATATTTTTTATGTCGCTAATAACAGAAACATGGCAATCAACATTAAAAAATTTCATGCCTGCAATACCGTCCAATTGCTCATATAAAGATCCCTTAAATTGCATGGAAATCCAAACCAACGATTTGGAGCAATAATTCTTTTAGTATCATTTTTATTTAAATAAGAAGCCCACCAACTATATGAACTATTGGCAATGATATTATCATCACACATACTCATAATACAAAAATCAATGTATGCATCGTTAGTATCAGAAAATACTACATTACTCTTACCAAATATATTTTGTTGTTTACACCATTCAATATCATCAGAAAAAATAAAAAATATAGAATCTTCAAATATATCCATAGCATTTTTATAATATTCTAAAGGTGGGGGAACATGAAAATGTTTTTTATCAACATAATCAGTCCTTCTCAAATGAACAGATACTTTATTAGTGTTAATATACTTGGAAAGAAAATCTTTTGCAGAATCTTCAATATGATCAAGAAATTCAAAATCCTTTAGAATGTCTTGTTTAATATTCCTAAAGTATTTTTCTGTTTGAAAATATCCAAGTAAATCTACATCATCAGGACAATTATCAAAAAGATTTTGACTAAAATGAAAGTGAGGTTCATTTAAAGTTTTTTGATCAACAAATCCAATATTTTTTAACGAATGCAACTTGAAACAATCGTATATACTACTTCTCAAATTATAAAATTTTCCAAAAGAATCTTTTGGAGGAATACACCAATCATAATTTCTATTCGAAGATATTCCTCTCAAAGATGCATATTGAAACATTTGATTTCCCAAATGTCCATGATTTCCCAAGTTATTAAATCCAATCATTTTCTAGTTGCGTAATAAATGTAATTTGTATGAGAAGGTCTAACTTCTTGTTCGGTAATAATATCAAATTTTCTTGAAGCAAAATCAAAGAAATTATTTGAATTCATATTGTCAGGAGTAATATTATTATACACCATATAAAAGTATTCTGAATTTGAAATTACATCATCATAATACTTCATTTGAGCAGAATAACTACACTCCGAAAAAGCATAATTACTAATTACTAAATCAATATTTTCAATTTCATCTAATTCATCAAGAGATAATTGTAATACCTTTCCATTTAATTTGGAAAATTTATCAGTATATTTTTTTGACAATTTTTTCGCTTCAGGTAAATCAAGTAAAACATAGTTATCATAATCAAAAATAACATTCATGGTTTTGCAAAGACCACCATATCCACCACCAATCTCAACGATATTTTTAATATCTTTATTACCAACAAAGTTAAAAATATCTAAAGTATTCTTGATATATCTAATAGTTGATGGTGACATATTTCCAAAAAATTCATATTCA